TCATCACTGCGAAATTGTGTTTGAGCCATATTTATAAATCCTGACTAACGACTGTGCCTGAAATTTGTCCAGTAGACTGAACCACAAACCCGAAGTCGTCGATTGCGTGTTTACCTGTTGAAAGAGTAGGAGCTGTGTCAGCAGACCATAAGATTTGAGGCTTCATAGTATGTACGCCTGATTGAGAGACTGATGTTGCAATAGCTGTTCCAGCCAGAGCGTTCGCTTTTGAAGTAGCAACGTTGCCCGTAGTCGCTGCTGTGCGAATCCAGTAGTACCTAGTTCCAGCAGTAATGCCTGTTAATAAAGTACCAGTAGTAGTAAAGACAACTGGTGTCCCCGTTTTCAAATCAAGGGTGGTTGTTACTACGCCAGGAGTAGCTAGAGTCATAGTAATGGTGTCTGATCCAGCAGGGAACCAAGTTACCGTTCGTGAGCCAGTGCCGTCTTGGCGTACTCGGATCATAAAAACTAATCCAGCCGATGAGTTAGAAATGGCAAAAGTTCTATTACCAGCTAAAGCTCCCGTGAGGAACTTCAACTTATTAGTAAGACTACCTAGATCAAATGTCATGGTAGTTGCGTCAGCAACGGCAATAAATTGATCGGATAATTCTCCTAAAACGGCATCAACTCCAGCATCGTTTTTGACGTGCCATTTTCCAGAAGTATCAGCATAGAGTCTCAAGTTTCCTGCGGTGGGAGTTGAGGGAGCAACAGCCTGTTCAGCCATCTGGAGATATTGATCGTTTACAAACTCAGAGTATTGATTAAAAAATTCTTCATTATTCAGACAGTTCACTGTACTGTTTTCAGCCAAATTCCCAACATAACCACGAAGTCGAACAACTCCTGTTAGGGCGTAGTCGGCAGCGGTAGATCCAGATTTACCCGTCACAGAGAAGACTGCTTCAAAGGCAGTTTTCCACCCGACCACCACAATAGTAGGTACATTGGCAGGAACCGCACCAACTAATAAGGAGCCGTCAGCAGGACTAGAGATCCAGGTAGATCTTAGTGCGGTACGAAATTTGTCATTTGCCTTATAAATCATTTTACTCTCCTAGTATGTATGGTAAGCGTTGTTAACTCTCTTTGTGTCAGGCGAGTTCTCGAAGCTTCATGGCGAACGTAAGTGGTCTAGTACTCTGTGAGAAGTACAGATAGATACCAATGACTGAGATTTCATCTTCAATGCCGTCGTTTTGAATGTTGATCTTGACCCAGAACAAATCCTTTTGACGTAGGTTAATGTAACGCAGGTTAATTGATGAACCCGTACTATCAGCAGTCATTTCGCCCACTTCCTGATCCCCCCACTCATCGTTTCCAAATCCAGACAAGACAGTATCTTGAGCAATTTTTAATCGAGCGTCAGTAATAATACCGCTTTGATCTGACTTAGTAACACCCACAGTTGTGGAGTTACCTGTTAAAGTTCCAAAAACTAGAGTAGCTCGGTCATACTTCTTGAACTGATCGGGCAATTTCATGTCATATTGTTTGGTTGAAAGGGAAAGTGTAATCTTCGTTCCCGATCCACTTGAACTAGCGTAGTCAGTTCTGCCCTCAAACATCTGCAAGACATCGGCAGTGCTACTTGATCCGTAGAACAACTGTTCTTCTTTCGTTGAGGGATGAATGTTTTTCGCAAATACTCGAGGGTATAGACCAGTCCACAGCGACCAAGCGTTGTAGCGTTCATCAAAGGCGAGTACAGCGTTATTTCCACTCCCCTGTGCATTGGTTGAAATGCCAAAGAGAGAAAGTGATTTGTAGAAAACACCACAGACTCGATCTAAGTTCGCTGGAGTTACCTGTTGGACAATAGAGTCAGCTCGAAGCGACAGCACAGAATACCGTAAAATCGTTCCGTACTGAGCCTCGTTGCCAATAGTGGCGGCTCCATCACGACTCCAAAACCGCAGGTTGTTGCCAGCGACGTGAGGTGAGAGTGGGGAGATTGAGCCTACAGAAATGTTTACATCTTGAATCCGACCCTCACCCTCAAAGTCTCCAGCAGCAGTAATGAACTGGAACTTACCAAAAACACTATCTTTGAAGACAAACAAAGCATCTTCATTAGAGGCTACATGGGTTTTAATAGCATTGATATTTGTTCCATCTCCTTTGCGATAAGGGAAAAATCCCGCTCCATCAGGGAGTGCGAAGCTCCCAAACTTATCTAAAGCTCCACCCCAAACTAGTGTATCCTTGCCAAGTTCGGTGGTTACCCCTACAAGCGATCCTCGATAGGTATCAAGCAGGGTAAAGTGATAGCCCTTTGTCGTGTTCGCATCAGGTACGCCATAAAATGTATCAGTGGCGACTGCACCATTATCAACATAAGTAGTAGCGGTTGGCTCAACGTCTTTGAGGAAGAAAGCCTCACCTTGACGGTTTGATCTGAAGATACCAACTCGAGTAACACCTGTGGGCGCAGTTGGGAGTGTAATGGTTAAATACGTCGTAGTATCTAGTGTTTGAGGCATTGAGCCAATCCACCCTGTGAGTGATGGTTGAACAGCGGAGTCGGGAGGTGGGGAGGCTAGAGTTCCACCAGCTTCGGTATACCAGACGTACTGGTAGTACCACTTCGTACTGCCTGTCCCCGCACCTGTTTTAGCAATTGTGGGGTAGGTGGTGGGATCAGCAATTGTAGTGTAGATGTGCCAGCCATCACTTTCTAACCAGACGAGTTCGTTCACTGCGTTAGCAAAGTACAACCGAGAGTGGATCTGCACAATCCACGTGATTGTAGTCGTATTGAAAGTAGGTGTTCCTGTAGTAAAAGTAGGGTTAGATCCTACATACCCAATTGGGGCAGTAGCGGTCAGAGTATCCCACTGGCTAGTGGTGAAGTTGTAGTATTCTGGCTTTCCAGCATCAGAAATACGAATAAACCTTGATGCTCCAGCAACGTTATATGTTGCGACAAGTTGAGTAATTTCAGTTCCGCCCGCTGCTGCCTGACCAATAATCTTAGAACCTTGGCGTTTAGCGATACTTCCATACTGGGAGTAGATACCGTTAATCAGCTCTGAAAGTTCGGTATCTTTGAGTGTTGATGGATGAGCTAGTGTATTTAAGCCGTCGGGAAAACCTTGACTACCAGATCTCTGGATGGTTGCGTTCCTACGTCTTTTTTTACGGGTAAAAATAATGCTCCTTTATCCTTGAGTATTACGGTTAAGCCGACTTGTGTAATAGCTTTTCGCTCGTACTAAGTAATCAACTCTGGGAGTCTGCCGTGAGTGAGTGAGTATTTCGTTTTTACTCGGCAGCACCTCGATAGAGAGATACTCATTAAACCGATTTTCAGCATCTTCCTCAGCCTTGTCTTGTGATCCCTCAGCACCAGTGGTGCGGAAGTATTCACCAAGAGCCGCATAAGCAAGCATATCTCCTGGTAGGAGTAAAATATCGGTAGTTAAAACAGGCTTGGGTGGGTTGGCGTAGTACCAGATAATAGCGGTAACCGCCTTAACGGGAGGAGTGAGATAACGCATCTGCCATTTACCAAAGTCAGTATCGGTGGGATCGTTGTTCATTTCTACAAAGATGTTTTGCTCATCAACATTTGGGTTCTCCATCCAATCGACTTTATTAACAATCACCATGAATAGTGCATTAGGTCTATTGAAACGATCTGGTAAGACGGTGACTTCTTCTTTCGCGCCGATTTCAAGTTCTTCCCTTGTCAGGCAACGTCGCCAAAACGCACGTCTGGCGTATTCTTCCTGCTTATTGATGATCCAGTTTTTCCAGTCGGTATATTCTTGGTCATCAGTGCCAGGAATAGAGCCCCCAGCGAAGGGAGCCATTGCACTTAACGCTTCACCAAGAGTTCTAATGTTTGAGGAAATTGAGAGTGATGCCATGTTTTAATAGTAGCTTCAAGTTAGTATGTTTGTGTCTAGCAAGCTAGCGGGCTTGCCCCGCAAGCTACAAAAAGGGACTCGTGAGAGTCCCTAGTTTGTAGTTCTTGATACGAATTATGCGTTCGTAAGCATTTGTATAGGAAACTATGTTATACTTCATTTATGAACGAAATATGGAGAGAAATCACAAACTATGAAGGACTTTACTATGTGAGCAGCATGGGGAGAGTAAAGAGTTTGGAAAAGAAAATACAGCAATTAGATCGAGGGACGTTGTGTATTACCATACGAAAGGAACGTATCTTAAAACCAGAGGTTGCATGGAATAAAAGGGTGCGTGTTACTCTGTCGAATAATAAGAAAAAAGAACGAGTATCTGTTCACCGACTTGTTGCGTATGCGTTTGTCCCCAATAAAGCAAATAAGCCAGACATCAATCATAAGGATGGAAACCCTCAAAACAATACAGCAGACAACTTAGAGTGGTGTACAAAACAAGAGAACGCCCATCATGCTGTAGTAAATGGTTTGTGGAAAAGTGGAGAAGATAGCCCAAGAGCAAAATTGACACAAATCCAAGTAGGGGAGATTCGAGAAAAGTTTTTTTCCAGAGCATATACCCAAAAACAATTAAGCAAAGAGTATGAAGTTCATCAAACAACTATAAGCAGATTACTTTTAGAAGAAACATACAAAAAAGGGACTCGTGAGAGTCCCTAATTTGTAGTTCTTGATACGAATTAGTTATTCGTATAAGGAAACTGAGTCAATGGCGATGTGTAAGCCACGATCGCACTGATTGGTAAATCTCCGTAATCTTGACCGTTTTCAAAAGTGAGAACCTCGCGGTTACCATCTTGTTCACGACCCAGTACGAATGAGGTTGTTCCAACTGATGTGCCCATAAATACCTTTCTGTAGTGAGGGGGAGCTTAGGACTCCCCCTCCCTATTTTTTAATTAAAGTCCTAAGTTGTATAAGTACACAGCTGCTTCTGGA